ACCTATTTTCTTATGTTACTATTCAGTCTGGTAACAACCAGGAAAGTCCCCTAGCGTTAGATTACTAGGGGACTCTAGGTCATAGGTTAAGTATGTACCACCATCCGAAGCTGAAGCCCGTGATTATGATGACCCATAGGGCAAGCTCTAAGCTTGCCCATAGGATAGCGCGGATCATTTCGCGGCGCTCTCTGTAGTCTTAGCGGCTGCCATAGCTTTAGCAATAGCCTCTTTATAGGCGTTCACAATAGTCTCCCGCTGGACGTTGCCAAGCTTGATAGACATATTCTCGACTAGTGCATCAACATAGTCTTGCATCTCTAGACGCTCATCATAGTTGCCATTGGCAATAAAATCCGCGCATACTTGAACTAGTGCAAAATGTGCAATGTGCTTGCGCTGCTGCTTAGTCATCATTGATTCAGTAAAAAAGCTAGACATGGTATAAATCCTTTCCGTTGTTGGTTACCATATATATAAAGTATCAGTTAGGAATATACCTGTCAATATGCTATTTTTGCATACCGGCTATGCGCTCTATGCATAGGACATAGCTATGCTCTATAGTCATACCTAGCTATGCCCTATGCATAGCTCTAAGCTATGCGTTTGCATAGGCCTATGCTATGCTCTATGCATAGCTCCGGGCCTGGCCCCTGGCCTGGCTCCAGGCATAGACCCTGGGTAGGAAATTGATTAGTACCCCTGCAATGGAAATAGGGGGGGCTGCCTCCAGGACCCTGGCCTGGCCCCTGGCTATGCCCCTGGGTAGGAATATAGCCAAGGTCTAACCTTTTGTCTACTCCCGGCGCCTGGCCTGGCTACAGTATAAAACCAAAAGAAATACCCCCCGATAGAAATATGTGATCACAACCTAGATAATAAATTAGCCTGTAACCTATTGATATCATTGTAGTTATAAGTAGCTGCAACTCTAGGGAATATACCCGGTCGCTTTCTAGTAGAAAAACATAGTGCTTGTATTAGAGGTTTCAAAGTGGTAGAGTCTAAGGACAGGATAGTTGTGTCCTGTGATTCGTTTCTAGGCTTTGCTCTAGGTTCGGGTCTAACTTAACCACATAGGAGGCAATATGAGAGATTTTAGATTAGCTCTCGCCGGGACAGAGGTAGACACTGTAAGTCTAGATAACCTCGGTCTCAGTGGTCGCACACGTAGGCGGCTGCATATGTTCCTAGACGAACTCATAGTACGTGAGTATTACGAACACTATAAGACTGTTCAATACGATAACTATGATGACGCTAGGGAAAAGAAGATACAGGTTTTCCTAGAATGGCGCGAGCGTTCGCGTCGGGATTTAGACCTAGTATTAAAAGTGTTCTGGCCAAACATAGATGTCGATGCACCTAATGCATTGACTATCTGGCCATTACCTGACGCTAGGGAAAAGGGCAGGTCTGCACGCGCTAGTATGCGTATAGGTCGAGCTCTTAGGCGTATGTTCCCAGTCTTAACGGACGCTGAGATTGACGACTTAGTGGACGTAGTTAAGTCTAAGTTAATAGACCAAGAGTTTACCTATCACGTCAGCAAAGAAGCAAGTGCGTTCAAAAGAGCGTATACTCACTCTAATGCTGATTACCAGAATTTGGATACTAGTTGGTCTAAGAAGCATATGAGCAATAGCTGCATGAGATATGAGTTCGAGAACTTCTATGCTCATCCTGTAGAGGCATATGCTAGCGGAGACTTTGAGAGCCATTGGCTAGAAACACCTGACGGCAGAATAGCCGCTCGGTGTGTGGTAGCTGTAGCTAAGGCAGGGGCTAAGATACAGCCTCAACCTGCTCCTATCTATGCAGTTAGTGAGGAAGCCCATGATTTTCTCTGGGCTAAACTCAGGGAAGCCAAGTGCTTACCTATAGCTGACAGTAATTGGACTGGTTGCCTCTTAGTTGCTAACTATGTCAATAAGGAAGATAGCGACGAAGGTATGTATGCTCCCTATCTAGACTTAGATCCTAGAGGTGCTGAACTAGTAAATGATAAGCTAGTTATCTCTAGGAACGGCTCTATAGATTGCTCTAACTATGGCGGTATTCTTTACGATGGTGATCGCTATGTATGTGAGGATTGTGGCGAAGGTCTAAGCGAAGACTGCCGATATTCACATTACAACTCTGGCGATGGCTATAGCTATTGTGAGAGTTGTTACTATGAGCGATATGCTCAGTGTGAGTGTTGCGAAGACGACGAAGAGCGTAGCTCTATGAGCGAGGTTCGCACTAGTCATTCTCATGATCATGGGCATAGTGAAACATGGTGCGAAACTTGCGCGAGCAATCACGCGGTTATATGCACCGATGAAGAGCTATGGTCAGAGACTGACACTCAGATTAGACACGATGGCGAGTATGTATCCCAGCATGATGCTGATGATCACCACTTCCGTTGTTATCTAACTCATGAGCTGCATCATTATGATGATATGGTTCTCCTAGAAGATGGCGAAGAAGCAGCCATACAGAGCATAGAAGATCACAATCTAAGCTTTGATCGTAAGTATATATTATGTGATACAACTGGTGTTTATAAGATAGCACCGCAAACACTTGAAAGTGTAATAACGGAGGTAATGACCAGTGCATAGTTTAACTAATATGCTAAAGTACAAGCGCAAGCCGCGTACTGAGAGCATAAAGAAGTTCTGCCAGAATTTCTTGCATCCCACGTTCGGGTTTCCAGATAAGCACGGAAACTATGAACTTGTTATAGGCGATAAGCCTAGGATTTGCTTTGCTGCACACTATGACTCAGTTCATAGCGAAGATGGTATGCAAAATGTCCAGATTAGTAATCAGGTAGCAACCTTAGAGAAAAACTCTAAGTCTAACTGCCTAGGTGCAGACTGCGCTACTGGTGTATGGCTTATCCTAGAGATGATCGACGCGGGTATCGAAGGTGTGTACGTAGTTCATGCCGAAGAAGAATCAGGGTGTATAGGCTCTAGGGATTTAGTAGAGAGTAACCCCCCTTGGCTAGCGCATATCGACGCGGTAATAAGCTTTGATAGGAAAGGTAAAGAGTCGGTAATCACGCACCAAATGGGCATGCGTACCGCATCTGATGCCTTTGCGGTTAGCTTAGATAACATACTAGGCTTAGGTATGAGGCCTGATGACACTGGTAGCTATACAGACTCTAATGAGTACGCAGATATAGTTTCAGAGTGTACTAATCTCTCTGTAGGCTATATGGCGCAACACACTAAGAATGAGTCACAAGACTTGCAGTTTGCTGTTGACCTTAGAGCCAAGCTTATAGAGGCCGACTGGAGCAAGCTAGTCATAGAGCGTGACCCAAGTGTCATAGAGTACAGTTATAGTGGCGGCTATCGTTACACTTACGGAAGTCATTGGACAAACGTAGACTATGACGACCCTATGGGTCAGTTTAGGTCAAGTGTTGACATTACGCCCTACGAGGAACTGGTTAGAGAAAACCCTGAAGCTGTAGCTCGGTTATTATCTGACTATTTCCAGAGTCACTTAGAGCTATACGAAGAGCTATACGACTATGGTATGCAAGACAAGCCAAGCAGCGCCCTAAATAGGTGGCCTTGGTAATCAACAGGGCAAGCTCTAGGGCTTGCCCCCCAACTAGGAGGAATAAGCAATCACTATTAAAATACTAGATAAAGAACTCGCCAAGGCTAAGTTACGCAAACTAGCTAAAGCGCGAGCTATTCAAGAGTCTAAGCAGCGGAGGCGTACTTGGAAGCATAGGTACCTATGCGAAGATAAGTTCTGGCTTCCTACTAGTTTTGACGTAGGCATGGGTGTCATAAACCTTTACGAAGTTTAAGTCTAAGCCCTAAGCTATTGATTTAGCTTAGGGTTTTTCTATCCCCTAAACTTAGAGCCTGGCTTAGAGCTTAACCTGGAGCCTGGCTTAGGTCCTGGCCAGGAGCCAGGTATAGAGCCTGGCATAGAGACCCCTACAGTGGAAATTGACTAGACCCTCCGATGGAAAATGCCCAAGACCCTACGGTGGAAATAGACCTCCGATGGAAATTGTCTTAAGTGTTGCTACAGTCTCTTCTAACTCTTAATAGTCTGTAGAAGTTTATTTCTAACGAATCACTTAAGATTATTTTACTTTCTAGGTTTTTAGTAGTCAATATTAAAACTATTATATTGTAGCTGTGACAACCTGACACACTTGCACCCTACGGTGGAAATTGGTAGAATGCGCGAACAAGGAGAATTACATGGGTAAAATGAAATCAATATATACAGATACGTGCATAGAAGCATGGGACAGTGGTTACGTAACAGGTTACAAAGGCTACACACTTAAACTTATACCTCATAGGTTTGCTGAACTAAAAGATTACGAGGATGCTTATAGGGATGGTTACCTAGAAGCTGTTAATGATAAGCGGAGATATAGACATGGCTGAACTAACACACTTACCATGTCCAGATAAAGCTAACTGCGGTAGTAGTGACGCTTACTCATTTAATACAGAGAAAGAGGTTGGCAAGTGTTTCTCTTGCGACCAATACTTTTTTGACCAACACAAACCTTTGAAGCACAAAAACAGGAGTGATAAAGAAATGGCTTTCGATACGCCAGTAGAAGAAGAAGCAGTAGACCATCAGTACTTGCCCTCAAGGGGTATCTCTATCAAGACGATGGAGATGTATGATGTTCGTAGTTATGTAGATGATAGTGGTAACATAATTAAACATGAATATATGTACCCTTC